CTCAGTTTCTTTCTCAGCCTCTTTCTCAGCCTCTTCTTCTATTTCGACCTCAGTTTCTTTCTCAGCCTCTTTCTCAGCCTCTTTCTCAGCCTCTTCTTCTATTTCGACCTCAACCTCCTTCTCGGTTTCAGTGAAGGTTGTTACATCCTCGTTAGGAACGACTTTGCCTGCGTTCATCTCAATATCACCGGAAGTCGTTGCTCCCTCGTAGTTTGACTTCCAGTTTTCAACAGCTTCTTTATACGCCGCTTCTTTCTGCTCATTTGTAGCACTAGAAGGCAACGTGACAGCCGCAGAAACATAGTTGTCTCTACTACCCGAAGCACCTTCGGAAGAAATCCTTGACCCAACCTGTATGGTTGTTGTGCCGTCAGGATTGTCAATAATCCGTCGAACAGGCTCTCCGTATGGCGCATTATCTATGCTACCAATCGGCTCGTTCTTCATATTAGTAAACGGCCCACCCGTGGTGCCGCGAACGTCAAGATCGTCTCGCGGTTTAGAAGACCCGACTGGTTGTCCCGAAACGTCCGCAGCTGAATACCCTTCAAGCGAATCACCAACCACAACTCGTGTGGGTATGGTGGACAACGATGTAGCCGCCGCCCGCTGTTCCGCAATGATGTCGTCAGGGCTTTTCGCTACTTCAACAACTGCAGCAACGTCTTCTTCAACGGCTGGAGCCGCGTTGTCGGCGTCTATCTTGCTGGTAATGGCTAGATCCGCAGCACTTGTTGGAATCGGTCCTTGATCGACAACTGTTTGCAAATCCCCGACCAGACTTTCATCAAACACAACCATGTTGTCCTTGTTGCCCGCGGTGCCCCCACCAACATCAGCAATCCCAACTACACCCGTAAACCCTGCGTCGGTAAGAATACCTTTTAAATTTTGTGTGTCTCCGTCCAGTTCGCTTTCTATGGAAAGACCTTGATCATCTTTAGCTAAAGGATTCTTAATGTTCTCTGAAATTATATTTACTTTTTGGAAAACATCAGTTGGATTCGTGGTGTCGATAGTTCTTGTAACAGTTCTATCTGCCTCGCTTTCACCTCCAAAGGAGGATTTACGGACGTATTCCACGGTCAATGTGTTACCATCTTGGGTTACGTTTAAATTGTTACCTGCAGAATCAGTCCGATTAGCCAACGCGCCCTGTAAGTTTTCGGTCTGTGTCTGTGACAACGGTTTGTTGTTTCTCGCATCCAACATATTTGACGTATCGACTTGAGCACTCATTAAACTGCCCTCACCGCCAACGAACTCCGAAGGATACTTCGTGTCCAAGGAGCCGTAAAAACCAGGGCCAAATGCCCCCTGATTCCCGTAATAACTGTCACCTTGTGTAGGATCGAACTGAGAAAATGGCGCACCTTTCGTCGCGTGGTAAATCGTTGTGAGTTCAGGAGCCGCAGCCCGTTGCTCCGCAATGATATCGTCAGGGCTTTTCGCTACAACAGTCTCGATCCCAGAGGCTGGGGCCTTGGCTATACTCGCCGCGCCCACCGAGGTGGTATCAACCTTTGGAGCAATGCCCTCGGTCAGTGCTTCTGGAAGACCGCTCGGATTACGCAAGAAGTTGTTGTACGCAGCCTCACCCGCAGCTTCCGCCGCAGCATCGTCGCCTGTCGCTCCTTTGGCAGCAGTATACGCCGCCTCTTGAGCCTGCATCGCACCGTAATTTATAGCCTGCTGTGCAGGAGAAACATCCATCACAGTAGGTTGAGAGACCGGAGCCGTGTCAACCACAGGTGTCGCATCCATGTCACTAGCCATCTGAAGACGAGACTGGCCTGTGTTAGAAACAAACGGACGGTTGAAAGCATCATCCACAATACTCGCAGCAACATCTGGGTTCTCGGACAACAGGTCGTTGATCTCAGCGTTCAGTTCCGCCGGAATCCCGCCTGTGTCTATGACCGACTGTTCCGCACGAGCCTGTAAACTGCTTGCGTCGTCGTTCATCTTACCTTCAATGGCACGGTTTCCAGCTTCACTAGCCTCAAACAACGTCAGGCCAAGCTGATCGGCTACTTTGGCTATTTCATTCGGTTTGATCATGCCTGTCTGATCAATCTGAGACCGCATCAGTTCTTCTGCCGCAGTAATTCTTGACTCACTCGCAGTTTCTGTCTGATCCGTGATAGCCAGCAACTCGTCAGGTGCCGGAGTAATCAACGAATCATACGAAGTCGGCACAGTAGATTGAGCAGGCTGACCTGAAGTGGCTGACTTGGATGGGTCAAGAACATTTGCGTTACTTCCCACTCCCGAAGTAAGCGCAGTGCCACCACCAATACCAATACCTAAAATACCGCCAACCAAGGCTTCGCCAGACATGTCTTGTAGATTCGGGTTAACGGACAACCCGCCCGCGTTACCCTGAAGAGCGCCCTCTAACACGCCCGTTTCAAGAAAACCTTCTTCCAAGGCTTCCAAGCCACCCTGCGTAGCCACCCCTTTAAGATTCTTTCCGAGAAGAAAACCAGGAGTCAGTGCCGTGGTCGCCGCGCCAAGAGCCGCAAGTGGGATCAAGCCTTGAGCCACCTTGTTTTCCAAAGTGTTCTTAACCCGAGCGTTTTTCTCCGCATCACTCAAAGCCGCGAAAGCGGGGTCATTCATAGAGTTAGACAGCACCGTCTGGTACTCAGGGTTGTATTGGATCGATCCGTCGGCAAACGCATTATCAATAACCTCATTCGCCGAAGATTGACCTTCACCCATAGCCATAGTTGAGCCAAGAGCCATGCCCGCAGGTAAGTTAGCCATACTCGTAAGAACAGTTGCAACCGCGCCCGGTGAACTTAATGCCAAATTAGCAAGAAGCGCATCTGTGTTCACACCTGCGAAATTCGTCTTATCTTTACTTTCCCCCAACGCCGAAGCAAAGCCAGGGTCCACTTGCCCCTCTTCATACCCATACTTCTGAGGAAAATTAAGAATGTCAGAAGATAAAGCATCCTTAGTCTCTTGCGGCAGCTTCGCTATATTGTCTGCCATCTCTTGGTACTGGCCCGCACTGTAGTTCGACAGGACATTCTCGAGGGCTGTTTTTTCCGTAGCTACTGGAAGAGTTACTGGAACAGTAAACTTATCATAAATACTCGTGTCGCCCGTGCGATTAACATAAAGCTCATCGATTAAACGGTCCAAACCACTGCGGTCATCAATTCCCGCTGCGTTGGTTACAAACTCAGGGTTCACGACGCGCTCCCCGACAAGTCCAAGATCTTGACCCGTATCTAAAATCGCACTTACACTGGATTCCAAACCGGAACCAATCAACGCAGGAGTATAGTCCGTAAGACCTATATCAAACAAATTCTTCTCTATTACGGGGATATCTGTGGTCGTGCCTGCTGCCTGTTCCGCAGCAAGATCCGCAGCCGCAGCCTGTTCCGCCGTGGCGTACTCATTGCCAAACGCATCATATGAAGGAGTGGCATCTGCTTCAACAGGAAGCGTGACATTCGAGCCCGCTAGGTCCAATATGTCTTGTGTGCTGGCGTTTTGAAAATACTCCTCCCAACCGCCTCCTGCAACTTGAGACGAATCTGGTAGCGGAGAGCTACCAAGTCCGCCCTGACCTTTGTCCAGAATAGTATAACTGAAGTCGTCGCTACCAAGAGCCGTGGCCGCTGCCGCGTTGTTCGCCGCTGCCGTGGCCGCGTCCAGCGCATCTGCGTCCACGCCATCGTACTGTGCAACCTGCTCCGCAACAGACAAAGGATCAGGAATCACAGACTCTTTGTTCTGACTCTTCAATACAGCCGCCATCGTAGCCGCGTCCGGAGTGTAACCCTCGTCAGGAAGTGCCTGGTTGTAAGCATCAACCAGCGCCTGCTCTTCCACAGTCAATAGGTTCGTGGGCCGCGCTACTGGGCTCAAAGAACCAAGGCCCGTGTTTACCGCCGCCGGAGCCACTGAAGTTAACGCTTCAATTTTGGCGAGTTGTTCAGCATAATTCTCAGCACCCGTCTTCGTGGAATCATACGTTATAACAGGAGTGTAATCGACCTCTCCAACCTGTTCAGCATAACTGCCGCTGCCAACTTTGTCCTCTTCACCACGGAACAAGTCCAATACACTGCCGTCAGTAGCCGACGCCGCCGAGTTGGCAAACGAACTGCCCTCGTCCAAAGAAATCTGCGCAACAGCCGCCTTAGTATCGTTGTCCGAGGTCCCCGCTACAAAAACCTCCGTGCCTAATCCAGCATCCTCGTTCGCACCAGTGTACACCCGCGTTAACGCATTGGTGTTAGGATTCTGTTGCCATTCAAAACCGTCCCCCGCATACTGACCCGTCGCAGATACAGAGCCTAAACTGACGTTACCATTCGGCAACGTGTTTCCCGCGCCACCCGTATTATTGTCACTGGAGGATGCGGCTGCAGTAGATGAGGTAGATGCACCGCCCGAACGGACTTCTGTACGCTCCGAAACCAAATCGTTTAGCTCCGAGGTCCACTCACCACCACTCGCGTTCAACGCTGAGTTGATATCGGCTTGTACATCCGCTTCAGTACGGGAGCTACTTGAAGACGAGGAACCGCCACCGCCGTCGTTTCCGCCACCGCCGTCGTCATCCTTAAAGGTCCGCCGATCAAGAAACGCCGAAAACAAAAACGGGTTGTATAAACTGTAGCTCATCTTAGACCTTCCTCACAAAGTAAGAACCAACGCAATCGTAGCCCCTACTACTCAATATCCCATTAAAGACCCGTGGATCAAGTTTCGAGGTCTGACCAATCCGTATGTCAACAACACCCAAATCTTCCGCCCACTGCTCAAATAACCCCAATAACTGAAGCCCAACACGCGAACCTCGCTTCTCAGGTACTACATACCACAAACTGTCTCCAGCAACCAAGTCACGACTAAAGAAATAAGGATTCGCCTTACCAGCAAATACCCCAACAGCCTCGCCATCCTCCCAAGCTAACCAAAAAGCATGGTTCTTTAGATGCGTGTAACGCTCCGCGTTGTCCAACAAATACCCAGGATCAAGAGCCAAGTGCCGATGAGCACTCTCCGAATGAGCCTTCTTACCTAACTGCAAAACAGCGCGGGCAACTTCCGGACGAAAATCCCGAACCAACTCAAATGTTTCGGCAACCAAATCCTTCATCGCTTGTATAAACTCTCAATACCACCAGGCGTAGAATACCGCTCAATGCTCCCCGCACCAGGTATCCCACGACGACTCAACGGACTCATCTTGCTACTCGCTCTAAAACCACCAGGAACAGCCCTACTCCCCAACGGAGTCGCACTCTTCAAACCACGATCCGCGAACAACGCAGCCAATCCCTTCTGTAACGCAGCCTGACCAGCCTTGTCCTCCGCCTGCGGAACCAAACCAGAAGACCGAGCCTGCGGACGAGTGGCCTTCAACTCCTTGCCGTTCAATAACTCCGACGCATACTGCTTCGCATCTTCCGATACAGTCCCACGAGCCACGTTCCCGCCACCGCCATTGTAAGCCTGCAACGCAAGTGTAACGTCACCATCGTAATTCTCGATCAAATTCGCCAAATGCTGCGCACCAAAACGCAAACTCTCCATCGGATCAGACCGATCCAAAATAGGATCCGTGCCATAACCAGGCTTCAACGCAGTGTCAGGCATAATCTGAGCCAAACCTATCTCACCAGCAGCACCCTTCGCATTCGGATCAAAACCACTCTCACGCTCAATCAAACGAACATATAACTCAGGATCAATCCCAAACCGCTCCGCCTGCTTCGCAGCCTCGCGCCTAAAAACATTCTTCTCCGACATAGCACTAAGCTCCATGGTCCAAGGTCCTGGGGCCACGATACCCCAAACCCAAATGAAAATAAAGTGCGCATAATTTCGAAAGGGCATCGTACTCGGTCCTCGGATCTGGGTACTTGTACCTGGGTTGTGGTCTACATGCAAGTGCAATGGAATTACCCCCGAATGATTTTACAAAACCAATACTATAGGACAGACGGAGTGCTACGCACCCATTATATATGGGGAGACCCCCTGCGGGGGAGCGGGAATATTGAGCCGGATCCGGCCCAGTTACCCCCGCGGGCGGCGGCTGGTTGGTCTGGATATTGGGTAAATTAATTTCATTCTACATGCAATTAATTGCATTCTGCGTGTTGACATCTGCGTTCACAAGCCCCATAACTTAGTTATGGAAACGCAATCAAGCGATCCACTCAACCAAGGAAACAAGATCATGACCACCAGAGACCAACTTGCAATCGTCGAAGCCAAGATCAAGAAACTTCAAGCGCAACAGAAAGCACTCCGCGCCGAAGCAATCGAGGGTGGCTTTGCCTACTATGTCCAGACAATCCGCAACACAGCCCCGTCGCTCACATGGTGGAAAGAGCAACACCCCAAGACTTGGCAGCGTTATGCGAAAGAGACCACGGTCAACACATTCGCTTGGAAAGACTAGGATCATAGCGGTGACCGACCCCGAGTGGGTCGGCATCCGGTGCGATCCTGCATCACTCAACCAAAAAGGAAATACAATGCAACATGAAGCACAAACCATCGAGCAAAAGATCGACGAGCAAACAACGGGCAATCGCCTCAAGTTTAAACTTGAGTACATGATGATCATGCAGCTGACTAAACGGAGCGAAGAGGCTGGCAAGATGTATGACCAGCTGATCGAAGAGTTCGACAAACTCGCATAAAAGACTTGTGCCCCGCATGAATGTGGGGCACAATCAATTTACTCAATCAACCATAAAGGAGGCTATCATGCCAAGAACATCTTTCGGAAAAACCCGCCCAGCGGATACGCCATACGCAACATACGCCAGCCGCGACGGCTGGGTGTGGAAGGTTCTCAAAACCTATAAGCACTCAAGCGCCGAAGCAACCGACCCACACGCTCGATGGTTTGTCGCTGCGACATCGCCCATGATGCACGAAGGTGCGTATGAGATGGGTGATACCTATCGCCGCGACGTTATCTCTTTCGGCCAGCTGGTCGATGCCGATCCAGAATGGCGCGACGAGTACAGCGTATGACCAGAAAAGAGTTCTTTGAGTGGCTGGAGACGTGCCCAACCCATAAGTTCAACATCACGTTCGACGAATACGACTTCGTCACTGTTTGTTTCCCCACTATTGAGGAAACCGATGAATTGGAAGGTGAAATCTGATGTATCACGCTATCGAAACTCTAATCAAATGGTGCCGTGGTCGTCAGACCACGGTGCTCGATGATGTACTGGGCGGCATCGCATTGTTTGCCATGCTGTTCATTCTGCTATGGATGACACCATGATCCACATATTCAACAGCGCAATTAATTACGATGAGCGGACAGAGTTACCTTTGTCCGCCGTCAAGATCCACAATCAAAACATCTGTGAGTTTACCGCTCGACCTTACATCATGTTCGAGCACAGCGACTATCCCCTGGGCGCACTCAAAGCTGAGTACAACGGAGACGTTTGGGTCTGCGACCTGTGCTAGATAACTAATACCCAGGCGCAGGGTTAAGGGCGTCCTTTGGTTGGGACTATCCCTGCGGGTGCAAACCCGCAGGGATTTTTAGTCAAGCCGCAGGGCAGCTGGGCCGCAGAGATTTATTCATAAAACTTTCAATTAAATTGTTGACCCCATGCACGTTCCCAGTTAGAGTATTAGTACGCCAATGGTGGCGCTCAACCAACAAAAGGAACGTGTAACATGAAATCATCATACACAAACGTCAGCCAAATCGAGATCAACGTGGATCTGGGGATCAACGAAATCGAAACTATCATCACGGTTCTTGAAGCCAAGGCCGAGGGTGACAACGGATGGCAGGTCAAGGACCTGCTGCGCCAACTCAAGGCCACCAAGGCCGAGAGCATCCGGCAAATTCGAGACAGCCTCAAAACCTACGCATAAAGCAAGGGCCCTTCGGGGCCCTTTACTTTTGCCCGCTGCGCTCGAGCCCAGCACCACGCGCCCGCCCTGGCATTACATAAAAGAAATAAACGGGGCCGCAGGGCCGCAGGGCCAGCAAGCCCGCAGGGATTCCAATAAAATAAAACTTGCGGATAGCGTACAATCTGCTATTATCAACTCACTCAATTAACAAAAGGGAAACCAAACTATGAAATCCGGAATCATCTACAACGGGCCAAGCCTATTGGATGGCAAACCAATCGTCGTTATCGCGACTTTCTCAAATCGTAACACAAAAACGGGCGCGGTTGTGCAAACTTATATCTTGCGCTCCGATATCAACCCACTCGAAGCTAGCAAAACGGGCGAAGACTTCTCAATCTGTGGTGATTGCACCATGCGCGGGGAAGTAACAACAGACCCCGCCCGCAAGCAGGCCAAGGCGCGGCGTTGCTACGTTAACCTAGGCCAAGGCGTCTTGATAGTTTACAAATCATTCTTGCGCGGCGTGTATCAACCCGCGGATCCGGCCACCATAGGGCGCGGGCGTTTCGTTCGCGTCGGTACATATGGCGACCCCGCAGCGGTGCCCGCCCACGTTTGGGAATCCCTGCTGTCAGAGGCGGACACGTTCACCGCATACAGCCACCAATCCGGATGGCGTCCCGATATCGCGATGCAATCCGCGGACAATCACACGCAGGCGGTCGCGCATTGGACCGAAGGGCGGCGCACGTTCCGAGTGATCGCGGACCTTGGCGACTTGGACAAGGCGAACGAGGCGCTTTGCCCAGCATCAAAAGAAGCAGGTCGCCGCGTCCAGTGTACAGCCTGCAAACTTTGCAAGGGATCGAGCAAAGGCAAATCAATCGCAATCGTGGAGCACTAGGTATGAGCACTTACAATAAAGAATCAGTAGAAAAAGCCATCAAGTCATCGGCCAAACCCATAAGCAAAAAAGAAGGGAAGTTAATCCACAAACTTTTGAAGGGTCACAGCTAAAGGGAAGGGGCTTCGGCCCCTTTTTCTTTTGCCTTGGCAAAGATAATAGAATAGAATCAAGGCGCAGGGTCGCAGGGCCGCAGGGCCGCAGAGTATATAACCTCTAAGCGGGGCCGCAGGGCGCAGAACAAAGACGCAGGGTCCGCGAACCTCGATCCTTGGGCCGCAGAGATGCCGCCACTAGCGAGCAAGGCCCCCTGATCCCCCTCAAACAAAAGTATATCTCGTTCCTTGGACCTCTTTACCAAGAAGAAATTTGCCCCACCTCTGGACCAATACGTTGTATTCCACGCGATCTGATGGGGAGAAATGTTCACTGCGTTGCTTTGACTTACCTTCAACTCACACCAAAACGGCAATCCTTCCCATACTAGATGCACGTCAGGCACACCCCCGCCGTGTTTGTTTTCAATCCTTGTCGCGAAGCACTTCTTCGGTAGGTTCTGCCTCAACGTGTTCCAGAAATTCGCCTCCGGTCCCTTGCTCATTGGGTGTGATATCCTTTGCTGTTCCTTCGATCATAAACGCCTGTGGATAAGACTTCTGAAGCATCGCCAGACGGGCAGTAATCTCATCCCGTGACAGTTGGTCGATGGTGTTGATCGTCTCCCGCCTGTCGATAGTCAGACCACCCAAGGCAGAGCGTATCTTCTCCGCGTTGATCGCCGCCGAAAACTGTCCGGCCTCTTCCGCACCAAGGGATAGTTTATGCAGCCGCTCAAGCTGACCGATAGTAGAGACAGCGTACCTCCGCTCCCGCTCCTCTCGCAGTTCGGTGATATACTCCACGACATGAGGGTAGTCCCGACCATTCAACAGGACCGAGGCCTGCTTTGCTGCCACATCAGGGGCGTACCCCGCCTTGCGAGCACACGTTGAGTTGTTATAGATGCCTTCGACAATGAACCTAGCGAAGGTGCGTTGCCTGTTGGTCAGGGCCCTGCCGTGTTCCTCTTCGATCTTTTTTGCAAGAGATGCCATCGTTGCCTCGTTTGTTGTTTGGATACAATTTATACCAAGTTTAACCCAGAGGCAAACGCCGCAGCTTTACCCTATATAGGAGTTTTCTCTACAGAAACGTACTACCGTACCCTCAAACGTACTACCTCATGGGCTACTTAGAAGGTTGATAAGTAACAGTTTTATTTTTGATAGTACGTTTAGTACGTTTAGTACATTAGATTCTGATGAAAAAAAAAAAAAATAAAAATATCTGGAGAATCTTCCTATAGTGTACTCAGCTCAAACTTTTTGCTTGACCCATGGACCGAGGTGCAATAACTTGTACGCAGTACTCAACTAATAAATTCAATCAACCAAGGACCAAGAACCATGAAACTAGAACTGAAGAACATCAAGCACACTGCGTGGGCTAGCGAAGAGACCCACTGCTATCAGGCCTCATTGTATGTAGACGGCAAGCCTTTTGCTATTGTCAGCAACGATGGACGTGGGGGCGCGGACCGTGACTATGCCCACCCTAAATTCAAGGGCGAGTACTTTGATATGTTTAGGTCTGTTGAAGCACACTTCAAGTCGTTACCCAACACCCCATCTGAGTGGTGTGCGGACGGCTTGCCTCAAAAGTTAGAGTATTGGTGCGCGGATCAGGTCAATGATTGGTTAGCGGCTCGTGAATTGAGACGTATGATGCGGACACAGATTTTGTTTCAGAAAGAAGGCGAGGAGGAAGCGGGTGTCTTTGGGACAAAGTATTATCCTCCAAAGACAGACGGGAATTTTTGGCGTGGGCGTCGCATCTTGAACGACATGCCGTTTGACGAGGCGTTGGCTATTTGGAAGGAGACAGCGCAATGAGCAGGAGCATCGTAATAAGTTTATATGACTTCACGGGCGAGGCTTTAAAGCCATGGGCTAAAGCGGGGTATTCTTGTTATGCCTTTGATATTCAGCATCCCAAAGAGGGCCGCGTTGATCAAGGTATTTGCTATCAACATGCTGATTTGCACGATCACAACACACTTAACTCCATTCATTCTGAGTTTATCAAAAAGCCTGTTGTGTTCGGCATGGCCTTTCCTGTTTGCACTGACATGGCTGTATCAGGTGCGGCACACTTCAAGCGCAAGGCGGAGGCTAACCCATCATTTCAAGATGAGGCGGTGAGCTATGCAATGTGGTGTGCCAAGCTGTTCAACAGTCTACATGTTCCCTTCTTTGTGGAAAACCCTGTGAGTGTCTTGGCTACAAAGTGGCGAAAACCTGACTATTCGTTCCACCCGTATGAGTACGGCGGGTATATTGCAGACGATCAGGCGGAGCATCCGCGTTGGCCTGAGTACATTGCTCCACGGGATGCGTACAAGAAGAAAACATGTCTTTGGACGGGCGGTGGGTTTACCATGCCTGACAAGGTTGCGGTCGATTGCGAAGGTTATCATGGCAACGGGTACAGCACGGCTATGATGAAGCTGGGCGGCAAGTCACAGAGGACCAAGGACATACGAAGCGCAACACCTAGAGGATTTGCCGAGGCTGTGTATCAATCAAACAAAGGAGATAACTAATGCCTAATCATTGTGATCAACAAGTATATATTCATGGGCCGCGTGACTTGGTGTCCATGCTTTACAGTGGATTGACTGAGAACGGGTACGATCCTCATCGTGGGGGTCGTGCCAAGAACCCGCAGTTTTGTCAGTTGGTTTGTCCGATGCCGTTTGAGCAGTGGCAAGCGCCCAAGACCCAATGGGGTGGGTACGAAGTTGAGGGTTGGTATGACTGGCGCGTCAACAACTGGGGCACGAAGTGGGATGTCTGCGATGTTGAAATTGACGGGAAGGGTATTGAGTATTCGGATGAAACATACCCAAGCGACCCAGTAGCGTGGTTCTCGTTCCGGTGTTGGACGGCATGGGGTGCGCCTGTTCCTGTGTGGGATAAGTTACATGCGATGGGCGTTGAGGTTCAGGCTGATTATCAGGACGAGGGTGGCATGTTTGAGGGTGAGTATCACCACGGTGAGGACAAGTCATGGGATCCAGAACCAGAAGAGGAAGCGGTGTGATGGGTAAGATGAAAGAGGAGTTCATGCGGTTGCAGGAGACGCCGATCATGGAGGCGTGTTCCGAGTGCCAAGGTACGGGGGGCGTTGAGTATGAGGTTGCTCGTCCGCAGAGTTTCAGCCGTGACGTTGGCGTGATCGATGTGGAGATGGAGGTCTGCGAGACGTGCAGCGGGGATGGAGAGATCGAGCGTCTGTGTGATTGCGGCGAACCAGTGACGTTGATCATGGGTCAGGATGCAGAGGTATGTGAGGAGTGTGCAAATGAAACTGTTTAGAAAACTATTAGAATTTATGAAGACAAAATTTTGGAGGGGTTTGTTCTCTTCGAAAATACAAAACAAAGTAAAGAAGATCGTTAGAAAAAGAAAAGACAAGGAACATTTCGGGACACATTATTACCTGAGTGATTTGCTGGATGTGATGCCCCGTGCTTTTCTGGGTTTAAAGATGTTGCAGAAGACTGATCCTGTGATCCATAAACTGTTTTCCAAAACGGGTTGTGCCATTGTGTCTAAGGACATGCGGATGGCTGTAACAAGGTCTGGATACATTGATTTCAATAACGCCCCTTCTTTTGGGTGTGCTCATTTGGTGGGCGAACAATATGACGATGATTACGAGGGTGCGTGTCCGATCATCTGTTACTTTAACAAGATAAAGAGACCCTTCAACGTGCAGCCCAGCAATGACACGATCTATGAATTTGGTATCGTGTATGACACTGGGCATCTGTCGGGGTTTCCTCCCGCTATGTTGGAAAAAGTTTATATGAGCGCGGACAAAGAGGGTTCTCTCAAGGCTCTAAAGACTTGCCGTCCTACTTGGTTGCGTGTTGGCAACTCGTCTTTCTCAAGGATGACTTGGAAATATCCAGAGCTACTGGAGCGGTATGCAGAGCAGTGGGGCGACACTGACATTGAAGGGGTTGCGTCTTGGTGGTTTAATATAATTAGTCACCTCTCCATGTCTACTGAGAGTGGTTTGACCGTGCGTGTAAAGAAAAAGAAAAGCGTTATCTCTTTTGCCATTGATATGGAGCGGACCCCATACTTTTTCTCGGACAGGGAGAAGGTTGTAACATCAAAGGGTCAGACCAAAAAGATTTTCCATATTGTACGAGGGCACATGCGCAAGATGTCGGACGGCACAGAAAAGCATATCAAGTCTCATTTCAGAGGGCTGCGTAAGTTTGTTTGGAACGGGTACGATGTGTCAATCTCTTTGACGGGCAAGCATCACAAGTCAATGTTCGCATATACAGGAGACATAGAGTTGGCGGCTAATGCCGAGGAGCAAGAAGCACGAATCAAAAGTGGACGCTATGTGAACAGCGAAACTCTAGGGAAAAGGATAGATGAATACTATGCTTAAAACGTATGAGGTGACCTGCGAGTTGGTTGTGGAGCGCACTGTGTGGGTTAAGGCTCGTCATGGTGTGGAAGCGAAGGCTCTTGCGAGGGAAGAGATATCTAAAAACGAGGGTGTTGATCCGGACGAGATCGGCATTGTGGATGCGCGGCGTGAGACAGTGACTCACCCGTACCAGTTTGATTTATGGAGGGAGGATGAAGATGACCAGTAAACAGATGGATGAATTATTGGACGAGGTATTTAGGAAAGTTTTCGGTGACGCATGGTGAACAAGACCTCTCACAATGTTCCGATGCATACACATAGGGCACGGGCTGTCTCGTCCCCTAGTGTGAAGACGAGGATCGCGGTTGCGGAAGCTAATGCCGACCGCCATCGTGAGATCAAACCAGTAACTTTGGCCGAGATGCCATGGGATTTAACAAAGGAGCAGGAAGCATGTATCAAGTAACGTGGAGCAAGGAGCGAAGCCTACCGTACCCACAACAACCCCGTCGTACTGAGGGGCACAAGTTCATGGACACATGGCAGGAGGTTATCGAATGGATTGCAGAGTTAGAGGACAGTGACGGCCTAAAATACTGGACCGCTGCGGTCGTTTGCGATGGCAGTCATGAACATCACGTTGAGTTCTACCCTGAGTGTCCGCAGGAGAAGGCCATGCTTATGGATAATCTGGTCAAGATGATGCCTGAGTTAAAGGACGGAGAGGTCAGTGCCTCGTTGATGAACTTTGCTGCGGCGTATTGGAACCCAGATGACATGGTCACGGGGTTCAAGATGCTGACGCATGTGGCAGAGGGCATTGCCGAGAGCCACGCGAGGAGAAAAGTTGATCGCCGGAAGTTGAACTGATGGAGGACAAAGAACTATCACCCGCAGACGAATCAACTTTGAGATACCTGCGCAATCAGGTGGATCAGTTGTCCGAGCGCCAATACCGGAGGGATGCAGAGCCCGATGTCCGCAATAAGTATTGGTATGCACGGGAGGAACTCAAGAATTTTGTAAGCAGACTACGTCAGGAAGGGAAGAACATATGACCGAGGGTTTAACAAGACGAGAGAAGTTCGAAGACTGGTATCGCGAGCAGTGGCTCAAGCAAAACAAGATTGATGCGATACACAATCCGATGGCGCGTTTGGCTCCACCGAGGAGCAAGAAGGGAGAGGATGCAGAGACTCGCACGAGCGTGAAGCTGTCGAAGCAGGCGGAGATTGTAAATCGGATGCTGCTACAAGAAATGTTGGGCCGTCAGATAGGAGAGTTGCTTGGCATCAGCCAGCAAGCGGTGAGTGAAATCAAAAAACGGTATGGATTACCCAGAAAACCAGAAGAAGTGAGTAAGTAAAATGGAAGAGATGAGAAACAAATTCGAAACAAATCTAATGCAAGCGATAATCGAGGGCATATCCCACATGGGCAGTGCGTTCGGGGCGAACGAGAAGGGGGAAGCTATCTTCTTCAATGCGCGTTTGGTTGACAAGGTTGGTTTGGAGATGGGGGATATCGTCGAGGCGCACACGATCCCGAACTACGAGGACAAACGGGAGGCCACCCCTTGGCGGGCAGTCAGGGTCAGGGTTGTTGGCAAGGAGGATCTGTATGCAACGCAGTCTAACAGCGACGAACAGCAGATCAAAGAGCATCTGCGAAACGAAGGCTACGCCATGACGGCATCTGAGTTGGCAGAAGTTATAGAGGTGACCGAGGAAGACGTTGTGAAATGCCTGGATGCGGACGAAAACTTCACATCTGTGCCCGCTTACGTCTGGTCTGGGGTTTAACTTGCACTCTGCTACCATTTGTTCTATAAGCACACAACAAATAGGAGGGCGTCATGGGCCGGAAAAAGATAGAAGACAAGGATAAGCAGAAGTTTAAGAACATTGGCCTGTTGAAAGAGGATCATGAGTTGTTGGCTAAGTTAGCCAGCAGCGAACAGAGGTCCATGGCCCGACAGCTTTCGGTTTTGATACGGGATGCGTTGTCTGAAAAACGCGACGAACGGTTGCAAGGTTATGCAAAGGACGCTAGCCTGTAGTTACTGCTCCAAACAGGGGCTTTTAACCAGCCCCCTTGTTTACCTCACTCAACTAGCCCCCTGTCTCCAGACTAGGGGGCTTTTTTCTTGGGCCACTCGCCCTTCTTGTAGCCTCGAACCTCGGCAATCCCTGCCGATCCCCTGCGTTTGAGGTTGGAGCAGAAGGCTTTGGCTACATCGTAGTCCAGCCCTGTCATCTCCATCAGTTCTTTCGCTGCGGTGTCGGCGGAAGCGTAGCCTGTGGCACGTTCCTCCATTAGCTTGGTTACCTTTTCGGCGTCAAAGTCAGCCATTCTCTTGCTTGCTCCCCTAAAACTTTCGCTCCGATGTTGATCTTGTTGCGAAGTGACTCGACGATCTTCTCATCGATAGTGCCCTCTGTAATCAGATCGATGTATGTCACGTTGTGCTTTTGTCCGATCCGGTGAGCGCGGTCCTCTGATTGGATGCGTGTCTCCAGATTGTAGTCATTGGCATAGTACACCACCAAGTTTGCCTCGGTCAACGTGAGTCCATAGCCAGCAGTTGCTGGATTGCCGACGAAGAATCGGAGGGGGTGCTTTGGATTCTGAAAGTTCTTGACGATCTCGTTGCGTTCGTCGTCCTTTGTGTCGCCGTAGTATGCAGCAGCGGAACCTTCACCAAACTTTTTGTTGAGCATCTTGACGATCTCGATGATGTCGTACCGGAACCGAGACCAGATGATTGCTTTGCCTTGGTGCTCTTCCATGATTTCATCGAGGGCATCCATTCGGCGGGAGGGGAAGTACTTCATCTCGCCGTCATCGGTCTTGAGATGCCCGGACATAACCTGTTGGAGCCGTAGCATCTGGGTGATTACGGCTGGTGCCGACACCAGTTCCCCATCATCGAACATAACCAAGGCCTGTTGTTGCAGGTTCTCGTACATCTTTCGTTGCTCGGTTGTCAGCGTAACATAGCGAGCAGTGTAAATCTTCTCGGGTAGATCAAGGCAGTCCTCCTTGAGCACACGGTAGGCAAACATATCTATCTTGTTGGTTAGTTCATCGATGTTCTTGTAGCCTACGATCTGCTGGAAGGCTTGTGCTCCCATGGTTCTCCGCTGCGTGACAGCATATCGGCCTTGGAACGAGTAGTAAGACTCATGTCCGAGCAGCCCTTTGCGCATGAACTCAAACTGCGAGTAGATATCCATCGGACTTTTTGTAACTGGAGACCCTGTCAAGAGCCTTCTGTACTTGAACCCCTCGGCGATACCCATTAGTTGTTTGGTGCGCTTGGCCTTGTGGTTTTTAATGGTTGTTGATTCGTCGATTGCTATGAGACCATAGGGTCCGAGCGCACGACTCAGCCACTTGCCCGCTGTGCTACCCTTGACACTGGAGAACGCCTCGACGTTCATGACAAAGATGGTGAGTCCGGCGAACGGCTCCTTCACCGACTGCACTTCCGCCTGTTGTTTCTTGGTTCCACCGGACACCCACCGAATCACTCGATGCGGAACCTCGTTGGACATGTGTTCGGGGATCTCTTTGGCAACCCAGTTGCGGTACACACCCTTCGGTGCGATCACCAAGGCGAAGTTAATCTTGCCCTCAAGGAACAGCATCCCGATGTTGTCGATCAGAACTTTGGACTTACCTGTCCCCATCTCCATGAAGTAGCCAAACTCCGGTCGATCCCACCCTTGTTCAAGGGCCGTGACCTGGTGGTCGAATGGTTTTAATTTATATTTGTAGTTGACATTCATCACATACCTCCACTATTGTCTTCAGTACGGATAGCACGAGGCTACCGGACAAATCAACCCTGAAGAGGAAAAACTTATGGAAGACATATTTGAAGACATGTTCGACGAGGCTGACGCAGTTGGTCGAGTGGACACTGGAACGGGGAAGCAACTCAGCCAACTCGTCCGCAACCTCCGCACTGTCGAGAACGACATTGAAGAAGCGGAGGCACACTTGAAAGCATTGAAGCAAGAGAAGCACAAGCTATCAGTGGAGAACATCCCAGCCTTGATGGATGAGATGGGAGTAGAACGTCTGGATGTAGACGGCGTGACCGTGGAGCGGAAGATGATTGTCGCCGCGTCCATACCTGTCGCCAACAAAGATCAGGCGTTTGACTGGCTGCGTGACAACAACCTTGATGACATCATCAAGAACGATGTGACCTGCTCGTTTGGCAAGGGCGAAGACAACGTAGCGGGGGACGTGATTGGTCTTTTGCAGGAGCGTGGCTTTGACCCCAAGACCAAGACCCATGTTCACCCGTCAACACTGAAGGCGTTCATCAAGGAACGTATCACTGACGGTAAACCAATCGACCTCGACCTGTTCGGGGCGTTCATTTCAAACACAGCAGTAATCAAGAGGAAATCATAATGGCTAACGCAGTAGCAAAAAAGAAAAGTGCAGAGTTAAGCACAGACGTATTGGACGATATCTTTGAAACAGCAGGGGATGGTGCATCCTTTGCCGCGGACGAGATGCAGATTCCGTTTATCCGGATCCTGCAAGCATTGTCTCCGCAGCTGAACAAGAAGAAGCCTGAGTTCATCGAGGGGGCCTCGTCCTCTGACATGTACAACACGGTCACTGGTCAGTACTGGGATGGCGAGGAGGGCTTGGTTGTTGTGCCATGCTTCCAAGTCACCAAGTATCTGGAGTTCGTACCTCGTGATATGGGGGGCGGGTTTAAGGGTGAGCTTCCGCCGAACGATCCGATGCTGCAACGCACCACTCGCGAGGGGTCCAAAGAGATCCTGCCTCACGGCAACGAGTTGGTTAAGTCCGATCAGCACTACTGCTTGGTGCTTGGTGCAGACGGCGGGTTCCAACCTGCGGTGATCGACATGAAGTCGAGCCAGTTGAAGGTCAGCCGTCGTTGGAAAACACAGATCGCAATGCAGAAGATCAAGAATCCTAAGACTGGTGCGATGGTTACTCCTGCGGTTTACGCTACGATGTGGCGTCTGACTACGACTGAAGAGTCCAATGACCAAGGTACATGGGGCAACTACCAAGTTGCGAACGAGGGCTTGGTTACATCTCGTGATCTCTTGCTGGAAGCGAAAGCCTTCCGCGAGTCGATCATGGCGGGTGAAGTGAAGGCTGCTAAAGATCCAGAACAACAGGCCGCGGCCAGTTCTGTACAGGATGACGATTCCATCCCGTTCTAGTAGCCTCGGGGGCGGTCGATAGTTAACTGTCAACCGCTCCCAATTAACTTCACTTGGGAGCAGTAAATGACACAAGCACAAAGACTGCTTGCAGTATTCGTTGGGGCCAAAGCCGCACACGGCACAACAACCGTGGGCCGAGTCGGACGGAATGGTAAAGCAGAATCCAAGAGTATGATTGTTCGTGAACCTCTGACCGAGGAACTTGTGCAGGCCCACATCGATGGGAAGCAGGGTATCGGTGCAATCCCAATCAACGAAGAGAACAAGTGTAAGTTCGGTGCGTTGGACATAGACATCTATGATCTGAACCACAACGAGGTCCAGGCTAAGATCCAGAAGATGAAGCTGCCGTTGGTGCATTGCCGATCAAAGTCGGGAGGTGCCCACCTGTATCTGTTCTTGAAGGACTGGGAACAGGCGGCGGACATACGAGATTATTTGACCGAGATGTCTATAGCTCTGGGCTACAGCGGTTGCGAAGTATTCCCGAAGCAAGACACCATCATCGCGGAGCGTGGCGATGTGGGCAACTTTATCAACACGCCATACTTTAACGCGGAGTTACCGCAGCGGTACGCCTTCAACGAGAAGTGCGAAGCCTTGGAACTGGACGAGTTCTTGGAACTGGTTGACAAGACCAAGGTGTCTCTGGCCGACCTCGAGAGTATGCGCTTATCCAAGCCTCGTCAGCATTTCACAGACGGACCACCCTGCCTTGAACATTTGGCGGCGGAAGGTTCGATCTCGCAGTATCGTAACAACACGTTCTTTAACGTGGCTCGGTACTGCAAGATGAAGAGCCCTGACGATTGGCAGAAAGAGTTCGAAGGGTACAACCGGACTTTGTCCAGCCCTCCTCTGCCGTCCAGTGAGGTTGTGAATCTGACCAAGCAGCACGAGAAGAAAGATTACCTGTATACCTGCAAGGAAGAACCGATGCGCAGCTACTGCGATCCGGCGATCTGCGCCACCCGTAAGTTCGGCATTGGGACCGATGGTCCGGACAACGTGGCGGTCGGCGGACTTACTATCATGCTGTCGGAACCGAGGCTGTTCTTTATGGACGTTGATGGTGATAGGATCCAGCTGAGTACTGAGCAGTTGCAGAACCAAACCTTATTTCAGAGAGCATGTATGGATCAGAAGAACATTATGCCGCCAAAGATGAAGGACGCGAAGTGGCAGCAGTTAGTCAACAGCCTGATGCAGGGAGCGACCTTCTTGGCGGTGCCGCCGGAACTAACGATAGCTGGGCAGTTTAAGGATCACTTGCGGTCTTACTGCACGAGCCACGTTCGGGCGATGGCTCCCGAGGAGATCGATCTAGGCAAGCCCTGGACTGACGGTGGGACAACCAAGTTTAAACTTGATGGGTTGCTTGAGTATCTGCACCATCGCAGGTTCAGTTCCCTCACACGGGGGCAGATCATGCAGATGATTCGTGATCTCGGGGGAGACACGGGCAAACAAAATATTATGAAGCGTTCATCGAAGGGAGAGATTAAGTCATCCCTGCGTTGTTGGGTCATCCCTGCGTTTGAAGAAGAAGAAATAGAACTGCCAGTCAAGGAGATCTCAAATGACATCCCATTCTAATAAACTGATGCGGGTATCAGAAGTAGCAGACTTGCTCGGGGTATCCAGATCATACGTCTACAAGCTAGCACAGACGGACGAATCGTTTCCCGTACCTATCGTTCTGGGTTCAGAGCACAAGAAGAGATCGTCGAGCCGCTGGGTTCTGTCTGAGATAGAGGACTGGGTTAACTCCAGACCACGGGGGAAAGAACTATGATACAGAATGCAAAGCTACTTCTCGGTCCCCCAGGCTGTGGAAAAACGTACAGGCTGATCCAAGAGATCAAGACCGCCTTGGAGAAAGGCACCCACCCGTCTCGTATCGGAGTGATCTCGTTTACCCGCAAGGCGATTGAAGAGATGATCGCTCGGTCCTGCGCTGAGTTTAACCTTGAAGCCAAGAACTTTCCGTACATGAAGACGAGCCATGCGTTCGGGTTCCACGGTCTCGGTCTCAAGACAACCGACATCATGAACGCCGAGGACTACAACAACATCGGCAGGGAGTTGGGCCTTACATTCGAGGGCCGAGAGTACACGTCCTTGGACGGGGGCATTACTCTTCCTACGATTGGTGGGGCAGGGTCGCGCTATCTGCAACTGGACAGCCGTGCCAGACTCCGGATGGTGGACCTTGAGCAGGAGTACAACGAAGAGGCGGACTGGAATCTGTTCTTTGCCAAGCTCAAGCAGCTGTCCGATCAACTCGTGGAGTACAAACGATCCACCGACAAGTATGACTTCGTGGATATGATTGAGAAGTTTATTGAGTACGGGGAGTCACCCTACTTGGACTACCTGTTTATTGATGAGGCTCAAGACTTCACGCCCCTGCAGTGGGAGATGGCGAAGAAGATCGCTGCGAACTCGGACAAAGTTTGGATTGCAGGGGATGATGACCAAGCCATCCACCGTTGGACAGGCGTGGATGTAAACCTCTTTAACAAAAGTTCGGACAACATCGAGGTTCTGAGCCAGTCGTATCGGATACCCAAGGCGGTACACGAGGTTGCCGAAAGGATATCCATGCGGATCAGTGGCCGTCATGAAAAGATCTTTGACTCCAGGGAAGAACAGGGGAAGGTCGAGTACGTTAACTACTTGTCGGAGATCCCGCTGCACGAAGGCTCGTTTACTTTGATGGCACGAACCAATGGGTACGTCACAGAGATGGCGAACTGGTTGCGATCTGCAGGTCTAAAGTATTCCCGTAACGGCAAGTCTAGTCTGTCAGAGGAACTGGTTGGCAACCTGATCACATGGGACAAGCTATGCCAAGACAAACCTGTCGGTCTGCAGGAGATCAAGAACCTGTATTCGGGGGTCAAGAAGCAAGGCGTGGATGCTGTTGTAACGAGGGGCTCGATCAAACTGCTTGATGCTCTCTCGAGCGATGTCCAGTTGGACATGGGCACCCTGATCAAGGACTACGGTCTGTTGCGCGATGCTTCGTATGGCGCGTATGAGGTTCTCAATGTGCCAGCCTCAGAACAGGAATACATCGATGCGATATTTCGCCGAGGGGAGGATCTTCTTTCCGCTCCTCGTATCAAGGTCTCTACTTTTCATGCTATGAAGGGAGGGGAGGATGACAACTGTGTGGTATGGACGGCATCAACGAAAGCCTGTGACAGGACCAAGTTCCCTGATGATGAGCACCGAGCGTTCTACGTTGGTGTGACTAGGGCCCGACACAATCTCTACATCCTACTATCTAACAACAAGTATAGGTACACAATATGAAACGCGACGAAGTATTAGACACCGCCAAGGAACTGATCAATGGATCGAGGGCCAAGGACTACGGGGATGCGTTTGCGAACTTCTCCCGCATTGCCACGGGTTGGAACGCGATCATCAAAGAGGCCATGGTAACCCACGGTTATGTGACCGAGCGGCACGTTGCTTTGATGATGGATTGGTTGAAGACTGCGAGGCTGCTCAACGATCTCGACAAGGCGGATTCGTGGATCGACAAGTGCGGATACAGCGCATTGGGTTCAGAGTTCTCGGAACGAGAAAGTGAAATACAGAGACGTTTGGATGTAATGTTGAAGAAGGACACCTGATGTCACAGCAGAATCTTTTCGCAGAGGATGGCGGTGAGCACAGCGATCTTAACTACCAGATCAAAGGTGAGATGGATATCATCGAGATTGATTGGAACATCCCGACTGAGTACCCCGATCTCACCGGATACAAAGAAGTTGCCGTCGATCTTGAAACCAAGGACCCGAACCTTGTAACTCTTGGCCCAGGGTGGGCTCGTAATGACGGGCACATCATCGGCATTGCTGTAGCTGCGGGAGAGTACAAGGGGTACTTCCCCATCCGGCACGAGAACGGGCATAACCTAGATCCGCGGATCACGATGAAGTGGTTGAAGAAGCAACTGTCTGTGCCAGAGATGGACGTGATTATGCACAACGCTACCTACGATGCGGGCTGGCTGCGGGCCGAGGGCGTGGAAGTCAAAGGCCGGATCATCGATACGATGGTGACAGGTGCATTGGTTGACGAGAACCGTTGGACCTTTAGCCTTGATTCGTTGGCCCGTGACTATGCTGGAATCCGCAAGGACGAGAAGCTGCTCAAGGCTGCGGCTCTCGAACGTGGGCTGAACCCCAAGTCAGAGATGTACAAGCTGCCCCCTAAGTTTGTTGGTGGGTACGCTGAGATGGACGCTGTTGCCACGCTCGAACTGTGGAGAGCGTTGAAGGTTCACCTCGACAAGGATGAACTGTGGGACGTGTGGAACCTAGAGATAGGCCTGATTCCCTGCATGTTGGACATGCGGACCAAGGGTGTGCGGGTTGACCTGGACAAAGCAGAGGTAAACAAGAAGGCTCTTCGTGAACAGAGCAAGCACCTGCGCGGTCTTTTGGAGAAAGAAGCTGGCATGGAGGTGGACATCTGGGCGTCCGCATCTATCCAGAAGATGTTCGACAAGCTGGGCATGGAATACCCGAGGACCGATAAGGGTGCGCCTTCGTTCACCAAGTCATTCCTTAACGAATCTCCAGAGAAGATCGCTCAAGTTCTGGTTAAGCTGCGGGAGTTTGACAAAGCTGACAGCACGTTTATCGACAGCATCCTGCGGCACGAGACAAATGGGCGTATCCACACTGAACTGCACTCTACCCGTAGGGATCAGGGCGGTACGGTAACTGGCAGATTCTCTTCGTCCAACCCCAATCTCCAGCAGATTCCTGCACGGGACCCTGACATCAAGCGTTTAATTCGTGGCCTGTTCATACCAGAAGAGGGGTGCAAGTGGGGATCGTTTGACTACTCAAGCCAAGAGCCGAGGTTACTGGTTCACTTTGCGTCGATGATTCCGTCCACGATCCGGCATCCTGTTGTCGATCAGATTGTAGATGAGTTCAACAACGGTGACGTTGACCTGCACCAGATGGTGGCGGACCTAGCGAACATCACCCGTAAGCAAGCCAAGACAGTTAACCTTGGCATCATGTACGGCATGGGCGTGGCGAAACTGGCGGATCAGTTGGGTATTTCAAAAGGTGACGCCAAGGATTTGATCGAGAGACACCACACAAAAGTCCCCTTCGTAAAAGGACTGGCGGACTTGGCCTCTAAGCAGGGGGATAAGAACGGTCAGATACGCACTCTGATGGGCCGTAAGAGCCGCTTTCATCTCTGGGAGCCTGTCACCTTCGGAGCAGGCAAACCCCTGCCCTACGACGAAGCTATGAAGGAGTACGGGGGTCCTGGTGGCAGAGGCATACGCCGTGCGTTCACATACAAGGCTCTGAACAAGCTGATCCAAGGATCGGCGGCGGACCAAACTAAGAAAGCGATGCTTGATTGCTACAACGAGGGGTACACCCCTATGCTGACGGTGCATGACGAGCTATGCTTTAACATAGAGAGTGAAGAGCAGACCGCTCGGATTCAGGAAATTATGGAGACAGGTATTGAACTCTCGATCCCCTCCAAAATCGACGTTGATATCAAAGATGATTGGGGAGAAATAGAATGATGGAAATAGAAGACTTCAAGACTGTTGGCTTTAAGCAAATGCACCAGATGCAGATCGACGCTGTCGTGAACTACATGGCTACCTGCATAAACCTTGCAGCATCCCTCGGGGATCCCGAGATCCTAGCCGAGGTTGAGGAAGAATCAGACGAGCTTATAAAACTCCTTGGTGGGAACGGGTTGCATGTAGCAGTTACCGGGGGAGACTTCGTCTACCGTGAAATCGATACTAGGAACGATCAAGCAAGAAAGCGTTAGCCGCACGTTCCGCTGGAGTCCCGCCCAACAAGGCGGGGTTCACGGGCCCAGGAGCACGAGCCGTGGTCACCGGGAAGGTTGGCTGCGGTAAGCTGCCCTCGCGTTGTGGAGACAAGAACGGGTTGGTGCTAGGAGTCGGCGCACTAGGAGACAAGAACGGGTTGGTGCTAGGAGCCACAGGTGCTGGAGCCCGAGGTGCTAGAGCGGGACGAGGCTCCGCGGCAGGATCCAAAGGTAAGTTCCGCATCTGACGTTGAATCTCGAGCACAGCACTGTTGTCGAACTTACCTGAGATACCAGCGTCACGCATCTCTTGGCGGTTCTTCTTGGTAACTTTGAACGGCTCGAACTTACCGCGCATGATTCCTTTGACCCCACCGATGTTGTTCTTCTTGAGAACCCTGCGGATGTCCGAGTTCGACAGGCCCATCATACGAAGGTCATCGATCAAGCGATAATACTCTTTGTCTATCCGCAGCTTGTCGTTGTTTGCCGCTTGGAAGGCGTCGGTTAGAGTGCCTGTGCTAGCGTTGAAGTCGTCAGTAACCCTGTTGAACTTACGCTTTGCATCAGTCTGTTGCTGACCCAAACGATATGCCCCGTACTCTAAGCCCTTCTTCGGGTCAAACTCAAGGACCGAGACCCCAGTTGCTTGACGTGCGAACTCTCCGAGTGCGCTGCGTTCACGGCCCATCTTGTCTTGGCTGGTAATCAAGCCGTCCTCAGACCCAAGAACGCCACGCAAGAAACGGCTAGGCTCGAGCTTGCCGCCCGAGACGTTCGCTGGGATGACGTTTGGCATCAGGGTGTCCATGACATGCAAGAACTTTTTGCCTTGACGAGAACCAAAGCTCTCGGACTCAGTGTAGACTTCTGCGCCCGTTGCAGTTCTACCACCACGCAAGGTCACATCGATCAAGGCTTCGGTAAGCATGGCCTCGGACATAAACGGTTCGAACACTTCGCTGAGTGTCCCCAACGCTACGTCTTCTATGACTTGGCCTACATCTTTGCCCTGTTTAACCGCATCATCAGCTTCGTTGATTGCCCGGTTGGCAAACCTGGTCAGCACATCGTATGGGTTAGACGTACTGAAATTCATATACTGGATCTTCCCGTCTTCTGTTTTGCCCAAAGGCAACAGGACAGAACCTTTTTCCCAGCGAGGGGCGAAGGACCGCTTGTATGCATCCATCTCTTCCCGACTTACACCTGTCGTAGCGTAAGCCATTTCAAGCGCAGCTGCAGGTACAACAGCTGTAGTCATAGTAAACCCAAGCAGGCGGTTGCGCCCACGAGTTTGAATAGCAGGAATGTCTGACGCCATGTCATCCAGCCCTTGCTTCACGATGTTAAAGCCTGTCCGATAAATCTCCGCAGGGAACGAGATGAAGTTACCGATAGGAAGACGACGCCCCAACTGCACCAAGCCAGAAGAGGCTTTGTTGTAGTTTGGCACGGTATCACGCACAATCTGTGCCGAGCGATTCTTAATTAACTCGTCTAACACATCGCCTTTGTTGGCTTCAGCCCGTTTTATCAACGAGTCTACTTCAATGTCATCCATGCCTTTAGTCAGATACTTGATCTGATCATCGGGGCTGGAACCTTTCAACGCATTCCGCAGATGCGCCTGCTCGGCGTTGTAGTTAAAGTATTTCCAGAAGTCATCCGAACCTTGGTACGCTGCTTCCAAAGGCTTGGTTAACTTGCCTACCCCACGAGCTAACTTTTCTCGTGCGCCGCCACCTGTGCCAGCGACAGCCTCGATGAAGTTTTTAGGATCACGGGCCGAGATATCCAAACCTTTGTTCAAGGTGTCTTGGATCTCGCGAAGCTCGGCGTTAGTACCGAGGACCCCGCGCTGCTGCGCGTCGGCCAAATCTGCGAAGACCTCATCCGAACCCTTGTTGGTAATGTTTGCAAAGACTGCCTGCGCGGAATCCTTGAGGCTGCTACCCCGACCTATCACAGGTATGTTGCCGTTAGCTGTTGCAAACGTGAGAGCCGTAGTAAAGTTGCGAACCTGGGTGATGGGGGACAGAACAGTCTTGCTGTACTGGGATATACCTTTGGCCTTCAAGAACGTACCGAATAGTCCTCTTAACGCGGCTGTACCGACGCTATCTTCGGCAAGGATCTGCCGAGTTAAATCTTTGTATATCGGAGCAGGAACGTAGAAACCATCCAAGCTCCCCCATCCAGACCTGCCGACGAGTTTTTCTAGTTCGTCCGCCTGACGGCCTACAACTTGAACCCCGCTGCTGGCTCCATCTTCTCCGCCGAGCTTGATGTAGCCTTGCTGGCTAAGAGCCTTCTGCTGGTTGGGGTCGAGCTTGTTGCCGTTTACAAACAGTTTGCCGATACCAGAGTTCTGGTCCGCCATCTTTGCGATGGTTCCAAAGTAATCGTCCACTGCTGTGAACTGGGCAAGGTCTGCGATAGTACCAAGGTACGCTTCGCGAGGATCGTCTACCTCACCAAGCAACTGACGCAATGCTTTAGGTACATCCTCTCGGGACATAAACATCCCTGTTTCCAAGCGGTCACGAGCCATGCGGCCCCCGCCTAGTTTCTCACGAGACTTGATACTGTAACGGCCCAAGAAGTTTTCACGAGCTTTCTGAACTACTGCATCGGTAACCTTCGCGCCCAATTCAATCTCGACACCGTCTTTGCCATCTACTTTTCGTAAGCCATTGGCTTTCAAGAACTCTTTAGATAGTTCGTCGAACACATCCCCACGAGCCATCTCTGTAAGTTCTTTCTCCGTAGCCTTTCGGTTTACACGAAAGAAATCATCGGCAACTTTTACAGACTCGTCTGTCGGTACATACTTGGAGTCTTCAAAGATCTTGTACCGACGACGAAGATAGCTATTGATGTTCTGCTCGATTAAGTCGTTGATATTCTTACCGTCTACGGTGAATTTATTCTCTTTCAAGAAGTCACTCTTCAGTACATCATCGCTGAGTTTGTCGATGTGCCCACGCATACGCAGCGCGTTCTGGCGAACACCTTGCGGCAACTCTTTAAGAACTCGAGCTTTCACTGCCGCATCTGGTTCGGTCAGATAACTTTCCAGCTTAGACATGACACCCACACGATCAAGAGAACCTTCACCCTCTGGGGCTTTCTTTACAAAAGAATCGATCTCTGTTTCTAAGTCCTTGAGTATGCGGTCAGCTTTTTTGATTTGCACCTGAACCTGCCCGTCAAGCAACTCTCGTTTGGTTGCAGCCTGTTCTGGCAAGTATCCACGGTAGCGGCTAAACGCTATAGCGTCAGCCAGCTTGGTCTTGAAGTACCCCAACTCGTCTGCAGACCCAGGCTTT